CAAGCATATGATGTTGATCGTTGGGGATCATACTTTCGTCCAGCAGGTATGCAAAAGCCTGAGGGAACAGCAACAGCTCCAGCAATGGCGGCGGCTGCATCAGCAACAGTACAACCTGTAGAGGTTAGTGCACCAGCACCAACTCCGGTAGCAGAAACAATGGCTCCTGCTCCGGTCGCTACACCTGAAGAGATGGGTGCAACTCCAACTGCACCAGTCCAAACACCAGCTTCCCCTTCTGGTAGTGGACAGAAAGCCGAAGATATACTTGCTATGATTCGTAGCAGACAGTCTTCATCTTAACGGCAAAGGAGGGCAAGGTTTTTTTCCTTTCTCCTTGCCCTCATTCTTTCAGGAGATACAATGAGATTTAACTTAGTTTATAAAAACTCTGACGATACTATTGAGTTTGAAACAAAGTATAATTCTGAATTAATTCACTGGTTTATAGAACAAGCAAACCAAAAGAATTACAATAATTTTTTAGTATCAAATACAATTGCAAATCAAATTGACAAACGCATATCACATTGTCATTGGGCACTCAGCAAAACAAACGAAGTACTTTACGACCTAATAGGTGTGGTATTTCCAGAAAATACAAATTTACTTGATTATCTTAACCAAGACTTTTTGAATACACAACATAAGAATTGGGTTTTCAGTCAAATAAAAACTGTTGACATTGATAAATTAAGACTAAGTGAAAACAAATCTCAGGCTGCATTAGGCTGGAAACTACATGATATATACCCTGATGAGATACGACACCCAATTTTAGCAGATGTACTAGCACATTTAGGTTTTGTATATGCGTATGAAGAAGTCAACATGAGTGTTCACGAAATTGAAAAACTTTTTACTCGCAATATTGAATTCAAAAGTGATGCAAAATGGAATATAATTGACAATCCGTTTAAGGATACATTTATAAGTAACAATGATATTGTAAACTTTAGTTTTGGATATACATTTGTAGGTCGACAGTATTATGATAAATGGCATAACTGGGACACAAATTTATTAAACAATGATCACTATAACTACGAAACATTGGAATGGGCGTTCCAAGTTAATCTTGATCGTCCTCAAACAATACCTTATAGCAGAGAGTTTTTACAATGGTGTGAAGATAAAAATGTGCCAGCTATCACAGAACAAATACCAGTTGCAAACATAGTTAATTTAGAAGACAATCTACATAATTACAGGCGTATACTATATAAAAATGCAAAGCAAAATAACCAGTGCTTTTTAGAAATCATTTGACTTTCGTAAAGCAATATAGTATAATATATATTACACTAACAAGGAGAAAACAGTGGGCAAACCATTTGACGTAAGTAAATTTCGTAAAGATATTACAAAAAGTATTGACGGGTTGTCAATTGGATTTAACGATCCAACGGACTGGATCAGTACAGGCAACTATGCACTCAACTATCTTATTTCAGGCGACTTTAACAAAGGAGTTCCACTAGGAAAAGTTACAGTATTTGCAGGCGAATCAGGTGCAGGTAAAAGTTATTTTGCAAGTGGAAATATTGTCAAAGCCGCACAAGCACAGGGAATATTTGTTGTGTTAATTGATAGTGAGAATGCACTTGACGAATCATGGTTACATGCACTTGGTGTAGATACAGATGAAAGCAAGTTATTAAAACTTAGCATGAGCATGATTGATGACGTAGCAAAAACAGTATCAACATTTATGAAAGACTACAAAGCATTGCCCGATGGAGAACGTCCTAAGGTATTGTTTGTTATTGACAGTTTAGGTATGTTGCTGACACCAACAGACATTAATCAATTTGATAGTGGAGATTTAAAAGGTGACTTGGGTAGAAAGCCTAAAGCACTAACTGCACTTGTGCGTAATACTGTAAACATGTTTGGTAGTTACAATGTAGGAATGGTATGTACCAATCATACCTATGCATCACAAGATATGTTTGATCCAGATGATAAGATATCTGGCGGACAAGGTTTTATCTATGCTTCAAGTATTGTTGTTGCAATGCGAAAACTCAAACTCAAAGAAGACGAAGATGGCAACAAGATATCACAAGTTAAAGGCATACGTGCCGCTTGTAAGGTTATGAAAACAAGATATGCAAAACCATTTGAATCAGTGCAGGTAAAGATTCCATACGAAACTGGTATGAATCCATACAGTGGATTAGTGGATCTAGCTGAAGCAACAGGACTATTAACCAAACAAGGCAATAGGCTAGCATTCAAAACTTCCAGTGGCGAAGATATATTACAGTTTAGAAAGGCTTGGGAACGCAACGAAGACGGTTGTTTAGACAAGGTTATGCAAGATTTTAATAAATTAGAACAAGAGCTAAGTACACCTGAAGCTGAAGAGGTAATAGAAATTGCCGCTCCTGCCGAAGAAGAAACATTTAACGAGGAGAACGTATAGTGTCATTAGACTTAGCCGCACTAGTATGGAAAGCAACACGACAATTTATGCACGACACAGGTGATATTCGCGAGGCAGCGGATCATGTTGTTGAAGCCTTAATAGGACAACATAGTGCTGAAGAATTAAGAGAAGCATTTAAATTTGATGGTGCAATAAAACTTGCTATTGCAAATTATCTTGGAGAAGCAGAAGAAGATGATTTTGAAGAAGAGGAAGAAGATGAACTGTTGAATCAGTATGACGATGATGGTGAATTTAACTACGACGAGTACTAGTATATGTGGTATAGCAAAGTAACAAACAATCTTGCTGAGATCCCAGGATTTATTACTCATTATGAACATGAGTTAGAAATAGCCAAGAGTGAGTGCAGAGTTGGCGGACTTGTTGAAAAAAACATAAAAGCATTACCTGGACTCACTGAACATCGATTCAATCAACTGCAAGAAATTGAAGCAGTCCTGAACTATCTAAACATTAAACTAAGACAAATAAGACGTAAACATTTCCAAAAATATTTAGAAGGATATGCTCGAGCATTAACCAGCAGAGATGCAGAAAAGTATGTTGATGGAGAAGACGAAGTCATTGACTTTGAAACATTAATTAACGAGGTTGCTCTACTGCGTAATAAGTATCTTGGCATAATGAAGGGTTTAGATACTAAACAATGGCAGTTAGGGCATATTGTACGTCTTAGAACTGCTGGAATGGAAGATGTACAGGTATAACAATGAACAGTAGTTTTTCAAGTTCAAAAGAAAAATTTGATCACTGCTACGAAAATATTATCAAATATCTATATAATTACGATGATTTTATGGAAAGTGTTGGAAGTGTTGCTGGTATTGGAAGCGATCCAGAAGCACTAGACATACAATGGTGGGCAAACGCAACCACTAGAGATGAACAACAATTGCCATTAAATATTAAGTGTACAATTGTAAATGACTTCAAAAACTTAAACGTCAAGCATCATAACATTGTTTTTCAAAGAGAAAATGTTAATTCTATCACAAGACCAAAAAAAGGTTTTGATATTTTGTGGGCATATGATGTATTACAATATCAAACCAATCCGTATGAGACTTTAAAAAATTGGTGGCACATTGCTACAACAGATTCAATGTTGGTGTTGTCAGTTCCACAAACCACTAATATAGAATATAACAAGCAAGAATTTCATGCTAGAATGAATCACAAATATAATTTTACATTGCCTATGTTGATCTATATGTTATCAGTAAATGGTTGGGATTGTAAATCTGGTTTTTTTAGAAAAGAAATCAATGATCCTTGGATACACATACTAGTTTATCGAAGCAGTGTTGAACCAATGGATCCTAACAAAACAAACTTATATAACATTGCAGAAGACACACAATTACTTCCTGAGTGTGTAGTTCAAAGTATCACCAAATTTGGTCATCTAAGACAAAGAGATTTAGTACTGCCATGGATAGATAAAAACCTTACAGTAATGGAGAATCATTAATGAAAGCAGGCAAAATATGGGGTTCCACTGAGTTAATACACGCAAACGGAGTGTTGGAGTTTCATCGTATTGAATACAAAGCAGGTTTTAAGTGCAGTGAACACGAACACTGTTATAAATGGAACGGTTTTTTTGTAGAATCTGGAAAGATGATTGTTCGTGTTTGGCAAGACGGAGAACAACAAGGCTTAGTTGACGAAACTGTGCTCAAAGCAGGAGACTTTACACAAGTAAAACCTGGTAAAATACATCAGTTTGAAGGTATTGAAGATGGAGTTGCTTTTGAACTATACTGGGCAGAGTTTAGCCACGATGATATAATAAGAAGGACTATTGGGTCAAAATCCTAATGACTGTGAATGTTTTTTTAAAAATAGATCGCAATGTACCTCATACACTTTTATGTTTAAGATTCTGGTTAGAAACATTTAAAAACTATTCAACATTTATCTTATGCGATAATCCTGATCTATCAAAAAAATTAGAAAGTTGTTTTGTAGATTACCCAAAGTCTAAACTAATAAGCAGTGACAGAAGTCTTGTACAATATCTTACACAACTTAAAAGTTCAAAACGCAACATGGCAACTGCTAATCTAACTGGTTTTGAGCAAAGCAAGGATGCTGATGCTTTTTGGATGATTGATGCTGATGATACCATATTTTTAACACACAACTTTGAGATTGTTAATAAAAAATTACACCGTGCAGAGCAGTATTTGGTTGACAACAAACTAGATGGTTTTAGTTTGGATTTTTATAGTACACAAATAAGAAAAGGCGATACAAAACCCTGTGATGCATGGACTTTTGGAGTAGCACTGTTTAGAGCCAATCTCAACTGGCGTGAACTTGTAGAGGTAAGTGCAGATGAAATGGAAGCATATCTGTTTGCACGTAATATTGACAGTGTGTTTCACTGCATGCGAGCAAAAGGCAAATGGAAACTGGAGAGTTTTGTATTTAACGATCTGAGTTTTCAGCATGTGTATAACAATTATCCTGCAATGCCAAACGGTGTATACCATTGGCGTAAACGCAAACTATATGAAATACAATTACCAGATCGAATAGTTCAATTATGACACTAACAGTTATAGTACAAGCTGGCGGCAGAGGCAGTAGATTAAGACATCATACATGGAACAAACCTAAATGTTTGGTTAGTGTGCATGGCAAACCACTATTGTATCACCTATTTGAAAAATTTTCTACTGCTAGATTTATCATTATTGGCGACTATCTATATGACCAGTTAGAGAACTATTTGCAAGTTGACCCACCTGGAGTTGATTATAAACTTATCAAGACTGATCAAAAAGGCACTTGTAGCGGAATTGATGAGGCATTAAATCTTGTTCCTGAAGATGATCCTGTACTATTAACATGGAGCGACCTTATCATCAACGAACTACCGCAGTTTCCAGATCATGCTGATCGACCAATTGTATATCTTACTGATGCTTTTACCTGCAGGTGGAGTTGGCAAAAAACAGGCCTAGAAGAAGTTACCAGTGAAATCACTGGTGTGCCTGGTATATTTTACTTTGCACAACGTAGACAGTTTACTATGCCACCGCCAAATGGAGAGTTTGTAAAATGGTTTAGTAAAAATATAATTGACTACGAAACAACGATAGCTTCTGAATTAGAAGAACTTGGTGATTTTGCTACCATTGAAGCAAATAACAGTAGAATTGGACTTAGCAGATTTTTCAATAAAGTTGACATGTTTGATAAAACTGTGGTCAAACAAGCAATTGATCCAAACTATAAACATTTAATTGAACACGAAATTGTTTGGTACAAAGATGCACAAGATCTTGGGTTTACTCGTATACCAGATGTGATTGATACAGATCCATTTACAATGCAACGTATTCATGGAAAACATATTTGGGAAATCAATGACTTGACACAAAGAGAACAACGCAGTATCCTAAGTGACATAATTTATACACTAGATGATTTACACAGTAGAAGTGAACGTGTTGCAAATGAACAATCTATTACTAATGTATACATCTCAAAAACACAAACCAGAGTAAAAAGTGTTCAACAGGTTATACCAAATTTTAATCGAGAAAGTTTTACTGTAAACGGAGTAAAGTGTTACAATCTGTTTCATGAACGGTATTATCCATGGTGGGACCAAATTAATAGTGCTTTGCAAACAGATACTTTTACACCAATACATGGCGATCCAACTTTTAGTAATACTATTATTGATAAAAATCTAAAAGCATGGTTTATAGACCCAAGAGGAAGTTTTGATAAACCTGGAATTTACGGTGATCCGTTGTATGACTTTGCGAAGGTTTATTATAGTGCAGTTGGTGGGTATGACACATTCAATCAACGAAAATTTAAATTGCATATCGACAATGACACTTGTGAAATACTAATGCCCGAACCTGATTGTGCTAGAGTAGCACAAGACGTATTTGAAGAATTGTTATCTGATATGGTAAACATAGAATTGCTACACGGACTTATATGGCTCTCGTTAAGCGGGTATGCTAAAGACGATATTGACAGTATAATTGGTAGTTTTTACAACGGACTTTTTTGGCTTAATAGAGGAATAAAAAAAATATTATGATAGAAGATTTTGACTATGATAGAGCAGATTACCCTACACAAAAAGTAGCAGATGTGTTTCCGTTTGAACTAAGCAAAAACCTAGGACACACTTGGATTTTTGATGTTGACGGTACCATTGCAGAAGTTAACCAGCATCCATACGAAAATGATACACTTTTGCCTGGAGTGAAAGAAATGTGGGCAAAGATTCCTCCAGATGATATGATTATTATAATGACAGCTAGGCATGATGATGTAAAAGACAAAACATTAAAGTTTATCAACAGTCATGGACTACGTTATGATCGTGCAATATTTGGAGTTCATCACGGTGAACGTATTGTTGTAAACGATAACAAGCCAGGTGGACTACAAACTGCTATTGCTTGGAATGTAAAAAGAAACCAAGGGTATTAAAAAGTAGGTATATAATATGAAAGATACAGAAATGACTCGTAGCAAATCGCAGAAAATCGAACGTGTTTTTGTACTTGAAGATGAAATAAAATTTGCACAAAGTTGTTTACAGCCAAGTGCAACAGGACACATTCATACCGCGATAAATTGGATGAAAATGAGAAAAGAAGAATTAGAGAAAGAAATAAAAAATGGCTGAAGAAGAATCTCAGAAGACTATAGTACTAGTTACTGGAGGATTTGATCCTATACACAGTGGTCATATTGAATATTTCAAAGCAGCAAAAGCTCTTGGAGACACATTGGTTGTTGGTATCAATAGTGATGCTTGGTTAAAACGTAAAAAAGGTAGATTTTTTATGCCACTCGAAGAACGTGGTGCAATTATAAGTGAACTCTTAATGGTTGATAAAGTAGTTGGATTTGATGATGATTATGATGCTGATGATAGTGCAGTAAAATTTATACAAGACATACGTGAATACAATCCTGAAGCTGAAATTATTTTTGCAAATGGAGGTGATAGGAAACCTGGTACCACACTAGAAGAGAACGCAGGTATCAAAAAGGTTGGTTTTGCTTTTGGTGTTGGTGGTACAAATAAAAAGAATTCAAGCAGTTGGATACTCAAAGATTGGGAAGCTCCAAGAGTAGAAAGAGATTGGGGACACTATAGAGAACTTTACAAGGGTGAAGGATTTGCAGTAAAAGAACTTGTGATAAACCCTCATAGCAGTCTAAGTATGCAACGTCACAAAAACCGAAGTGAAACATGGAATCTTGTAAGCGGTGAAGCACACTTGCTAACAAGCAATAGAGCTGAACCAGATGATCCAAAACGCCAAGATCTTTCACCACCTAATCCGGTTGATATTCCTAAGAATGTTTGGCATAAAGGTGTCAATGATAGCAACGATCCTGCTCATATTATTGAGGTATGGAAAGGTGCAAATCTCACTGAAGAAGATATTGAAAGATGGGATTAGATTCAGTCACAGTTTATATTGGTTGGGACAGTCGTGAATCCATAGCGGCAGAAGTTTGCAAATATAGTATATTGAAGCATGCAACCATACCAGTTGACGTTGTATTTCTCAAACAGGATGAACTAAAAATGCGAGGTTGGTATAGCCGTGACGTTGATAAACTAGCTAGTACCGAATTTACATTTACAAGATTTCTTATTCCTGAGCTAAATCAATTTACAGGCACTGCAATTTTTATGGATTGTGATATGCTGGTGCTAGATGATATTGCAACACTTTTACAACAGGTGAATAAATCTAAAGCAGTTACCTGTGTACATCATGATTATACTCCTGAAGAAGGTATAAAGATGGATGGACAAGTTCAAACTGTTTATCCACGTAAAAATTGGAGTTCTATGGTAGTATGGAACTGTGGTCATAAAGCCAATAAGCATGTTACTAAAGAACTTGTAAACAACCCTCTAACAACTGGA